TATCCTTTGTTATCCTCAATATCTTTTTCAAGTTTCATTATCTTCAAATCCTCTTCATCCTTCAGGTACTTCAAATCTTTTTGCGAAACCTCCTGAATTGGCGAAATCATCGCTTTTTCAATTTTAGAGTTTAGCATAAAATAAGAACTGACGATTGATACAATACCGCCCAATAACATCACAATATTTGGAAGCGAAATGGAAAAATACGCTTTGCCATCACCATCAAGATCAATCTTTGCCATCGCCTTTCAAATTTTTAATGATTCTTAAAACTGTATATATTATCGAAGTGATCAAAACAATCGTTTGCAAGTATGGATTTATTTGATTTATAGCACTGATTAAAATTGCTCCAAAACTCAATCCATATATTTTCAAATCTTCCATTTTTTAAATTTGTTTGTTCAAATTTTCTAAATATTCATTCAATTCATCAGTTGTTAAATCAAAATAGTCATTTTTAAAATTCGGATTTATTTGATCCAATCGCAATAAAAATTCATCTTCGTTTTCAAATTGTTCCATGGTATCTAATCCACTTATCAATATCTGACCTTTTTCAACTTTCCCAAAGTGGAAAATCTTTTGATCATCATCGCTGATGATGTAATAAACTGTCTTATTTGATTTATATATGTTTATCATACCTGTCCTCCATCTGTTATTGTCCAATTATATGTAGTTCTAATCGTTTCTCTTGCAGTTGCTGCTGCTCCACTTGAATATTGAGAACCTCCCATATTTAAAGAAACATTGCTTTGTAAGTTTTGAGATGCCCAACCGATTAATAATGAATCATAAGTTGTAGTATCTAATGGATAAACTGAATCAATAAACGCATTTGAAAAATCGGAAATATGTGCAACATCCCAACTACCCAAGTTTGGAATAGTTACTACATTAGAATATGCAAACGCATTTTTGAGTTTACCACCCGATGCAATGGTTGGAGTATCTGTTGCAGTCAAAGCACTTAAACCATCACAAGATTTAAAAGCATCCTCCATAGTTTCAAGCGTTAAATTTCCCCATTGTTTAACATCAGTTAACGCATTTATTTCGGTGCTGCTTAAACCTGAACCAAATCTGAATCGTGTGAAAGTACCCGATATTTTAACATCATAACTTCCCGAATTTGCATAAGTATGTGTCGGTGTCGTTAAACTTGTAATTGTATCGCTATTACCATCTCCCCAATCAACAACATAATTAGGTGTATTTCCTCCTGAAACGCCATAAGTTCGTGTGCCTATTTTAACTTGTTGATTCGCAGATGTTGTTGTAAATTCTAATATTGCACCTTCAAATGATGATGTTGGTGCTTGCCATTGTGAAGCATCATCAGGGAACGCATCTACACTGTTGTCGTAACCATCTCCATCTCTGTCATTATCAGATGAATCAGCAATACCATCGCCATCTAAATCAGCATAAGTTGAAGAAGAATCCAACGGATCACTTCCATATAAAGTTTCATTAGCATCAGTTTGACCATCTCCATCATCATCGGTATCAACAGCATTTAAAATACCATCTCCATCAGTATCAACATAGGCATATGATGTTATTTCTGTGTATTCGCTTCCCGATGGCGGAGATGTTGCACTATGCGTTCCTCCGTTTGTCGGCATATACCAAGTTGATGAACTTGGATCATCAACAAATGTATGTGTGTGTGATGTTCCTGTTCCGCCATTTTGAGAATCAAAATAGTTTGCTTCTGTTTGTGTCGCAAATAATGGATAATAATAATGTTCCGTTGTTGAAATACTTGAATCAACTCCAAAAATAAATCTGTAATTTAAATTTACTGATTGTTGCTCTTGTGATGAACTTTGAGTTGTTGGTTTATATGGATTTTCAGGAATTGAAGTTGTAGTTAAATTTTGTTGTGCTATTTTATTTGATAATTCAATAATCGCCCTAAAATACGTTTTATCTTCTGCATCCTCCTCAAAATACGTTGTATTCATCAATACCGATGTATATACATTTAATCCATTTGCAGACAAATCAAAATATCCATTTGTTGTAACTGTTGAACATTCTCTCAAAATATTTTCAGTTTCCTGTATATTTTCATTGTAAGTTGATCTTGCCCGGATGGTATTAATCAAATCATTTATTTCATTTGTTACATTGTCATTTGCTCTTGTTCTGACTAAAGTTAAAACTTGTGAAACGATTTGATTTGCATCCAACTCACCACCTGAATCGCCATCGAAGGAAGTAACAACATCAATCCTCGTGATGCAGTCTAAAATATATGTATCTCTATTAAATTCAATTTCCTCATTTTGCAATGAATAAACTTTGATAAATGGTTCTGTTGCATCTGATGGAACTCTATTATAAACAGGTACATTTTGACTATTCAAAACTATTGAACCGCTTAATCTGTCAATGATTGCTTTCCTTAAATAATGTAATGCCTCAATCATTTTATCGCTTTTTTAATTGCCTTGTCAATTCGTGTCAAAAGTACATTGTAATTTTTATAAATGTTCGGCCAAAAATATGGTTTTGGTTTTCTCCTTGATGATCCGAACTCCTGAATCAAAGCATAATCAAAAGTCGGATTCAATTTTGAAAATGCTTGGGATTCAATCAATGCTTCTTTGTCGTTTGTTTTCTTGTGGATGTTTTTTCTCAAATTATTTGTATCAACAGGAGCATCTTTTACAATATCATATTCTGATTTTATGGCGAATCTGTCAATCAAATTTGATGCAACTGATTTATCAATGGCGAATAATTTACCAAGTTTTTGATTCAATTTCCTCAAATCATTTTCATTAACGCTAAATTCATTCTTCACGATATGTTGCTTTTATTTTTGTAAAAAAACGATCAACGTTGTCGAACTTTTCATTTAACCTATATTTACCCGTAATGTTTTCAATCTTCAGGAGATCGCCAAATAAAATATTATCAGCAGTCTTTTTCCTGATGATTAATTCTATTTCATTATACTTTGACCTCTTTCCATTTTCTTGTCGAATTTCACCGCTTAAATCGTTTTTAAATGCCCAAATCTCATAAACTAAACTTTGTGTTGAAGTAAATCCGCCATAATTATCAGCAGTTTTTGTCAATCTGTAAACCTCAACCCTCGTGTTCAACTTCCCGGAATCCATTAAATGAACATTGTTTTGTATGATGTTAAAATTGTTTTCGTTCCTGTTGGAATCTCGTTTACTGATTCACCAACAACAAAATTTGATCTGTTGTCGTAATAACTTGCGACCAACTGCAACAATGCCTGTTTTATCAATTCATCAGGTAACCCGGTTGTTGTATAAGTTACTTTTACTTCCTCCGATGGTAATGAATTTAATAAAACAACTTGCTCGTTTAATCCGAATAGCTGATAATCTGTTGTTACTGTTCCATCAACTTCCACTTGAGAAATTGAAGTGATTGGGGCAAAAGGAAGTAAAAAACGATCATCTACATTTGGTAAATAATAAATTCGAGATTTTGAAACAATATCCCTTGTCATATAATTCTCCGCCCATTCCCTTGCAGTTGTGATCATCCGGGAAATCAAACTGTCATCCGATGATGTATCAATTCTCACAAAATCCTTGACATCCTGAACCGAAATGACTTCGCTTCCAATTGTCGAACTTATTTTAATTTGCGTTAAAATATCTGACATCATTTTTTTCGTTTTGTATATTTTCTTTTAGGCTTCAATTCTTTTGTTTCTTTTTCTGCCTTTTCCTCCTTGTATTCGATTCCAATTCCCTTATTGATGTAATGCCTTGCAGTTTTGGGATCAAGTTCAAAAATCGCTCCCTCATTTCTCCACCCCTTGGTCGTGTAAACTTGTTTAATGATTTTAATTTTCATTTGTAACTATTTGAAACAAAGATAAAAAAAAACCGCCTTAAATTAATAAAGCGGCTTTCCAACTATATATAAAACAAAAATCAAATAAAATTTTAATCGAAGTCAAAATTATTAAAAAAATTCGAATGTTTATTAGTTAAAGATAAACGAATTGACCTCCTTTCTCCATTATTTTTAAAAATAAAAAAACCATTGAACTTTTTTACATATATAGCAAAAAAATCAACATCATCTGTGGTATATTTTCGTGTTGCAGTAAAATTGACTTTAATCGCATCCATATTATTAAAATCACCTGTTTGATGACTTTTCACCTGAACTTTCAATAAAACCCCTTTTGATTCAACTACAACATCATAAACAGATCCCGCAGATAATGGCATTGAAACATTTATATCTCTTTTAAGACATTCAACGCAAAATAAATACTCTGCCAAACATCCAAGAACTGTACTGTTCATATAATTGTAAAGATAAAAAAAAACCGCCTTAAATAAATAAAACGGTTTTCCAACTAAACATAACTAAACACAAAAAAAAATATTATCTCATATAAGCTTCAAAACAAGTTCCACAACAAAATTCTGAATCTGATGATTGTCCGCATTCTAAACACTCGTGTTCGTGTTCGTGCTGATGATCGGGATTATTGATGTTTAAATAGTCCATAATTAACGATTTTTAATTTCTTGAACCAACTTATCCACTTCGTGCAATTTGTCCGATAAAACAACGTAATCTCTCGGTTGCATTTTATCTTTGCATTCATCAGCAATATTTAAATAAGTTGCTGCCCAATTAAAATTTCCTTTTTCCATTTTTAAATCTGTTTTAATATAGTTAAAATTAAGTGATAAACCCCGGTCAATGACAAGGATAAAAAAACGAGGAACAAGCTAAATTCCTTCAGGATGTTCACTCGGTTTTGTTTTTTTGTAATCTTCTTCACTACGATATAATTTTTAAAATCCATTGCTAAAAAATTTATCGATTAATTCATACAAAGCGATTAAAATTACCCAAGGGATTGATACCGCCAAAACAAATGATATTTTTAAAAGAATTTTTTTCATAGCATCTTGATGATTAAGGAAGTTAAAACACAAATGGCGAATCCAAGAAAGGATGCAAATGTGATTTTTAAACTGTTCGATTGTTGGCGATCTGTCCGCCCTTGTCTTGATCTAAATTGTCTGATTTTTTTCATTTTTTATATTGTTTTGAACCGCAATATATAAAAATATTTTTAATTAGAAAGTTTAATGTAAGAAAAAGGCAAAAAAAAAGGGAACAAATATGCTCCCTTAATTTTATAACGCCAATGATTATGGAGTTTCCATTGATGTTTTCGCAGTTGAAAAAGTTCCTTGAACGATCGCATTTGGCAAATAATTTGTCAAAGCTACCCTTTCTTGAACTCTTACTGTTACAAAACCATCTCTGAAGTTTGTGGAATCATCTCGGCTGAACTCAACCGCAAGATTCTCACGAATCCAAAGTTGTGTAGCTTGTGCAAGATTTCCAACTAAGAACTTACCTGATGTTACCGCAGTATTCACAACAATTGGAATGCCCATTATCGTTGGTTGCAATCCGCTGAAAATTTGCTGTTTCAGATATTCATTCGCAGTTGATTTCAACAACGTGATTTTGTGTAAATCCGTTGGATTCAATATGATTGAATCACCTTGATAATTCGCCAATGATAACTGATTTAATGCAGCAACTAAAACATCATACTCGTTTGCACTTTCTACCGATTGGTAAAATGCAGCTCCTGAACTTGTGTCGAATGCAGCACCATCAGTAAATAAACCATCTAAATTAGGAGATGAACCATCACCATTCAAAATCTCGTTGTCCTCGATTGATAAAATTTTACCGGGAACACGAGCAGAAAGATAACTTGACAACTGTGGAGTATCAGCTAACATTTCCTCGGTGATTCGCATAAACGTTCCAATCTTCTCAACGTTTACTGATGTTGCAGTTATATCGAAATCGGATGCACCTAATGTACTACCTTGAGCAGTTGCAGCACCTCCATCATCATAAGCAGATTCTTTTGGATAACGAATCGTTTGTGAATCTGTTGATCCGTTTGGAATTAATTGACGAATATGTGTCGCTCTTGATGGATCAAATTTGATTGTTGGCAAAACTGTTTCCTGTGCAACAACTCCTGTATAACTATTCGCCATAGTCATATCACCCGCCTTGATCTCAAAACGACTTGCATTTGCATTACCTTTTATGATGGAATCAATTGCACCTTCATTAATAGCTTTGTCCAACGCCCCTTTGAATGTTGTCGGCTGATTTGAAGCAAATTTTTTGCTCGCCAT